GCGATAGCTTGCCGCCACCGCATGATGCGCCTCGTCGATTACCAGCAGATCAAGCCGCGGCATGGCCGCAAGATTGCCGATCCGGGCCAGTGTCGGCACCATGGCGAAGGTCACCTGACCCGCCCAAGATTTGGCACTGGCATCGACCACCGATGTGGTCAGGCCAGGATTGACCCGGGCAAACTTGCCCCGGTTCTGATCGGTCAGCTCATCGCGGTGGGCCAGAATGCAGGCCTTGGCGGCGCTGTCGCCGATCACCTCACCCGTGACCGCCGACAGCATGATCGTTTTACCCGCACCGGTGGGCGCGATGCCCAGCGTGTTGCCATGGGCGTCAAGCGCAGCAAGGCTGCGCTCGACGAAGGTTTTCTGACGGGGACGCAGCCGCATGATCGCTCCCCCTCACTCGGCCCAGCTGGGACGCCCGGAAAAACCGGGGGTCGCAGGGGTTTGGGGTGTTTGCGGTTGCGGTGTGGGCGCGGTGTAGCCCTGAGCCGGGGCGACATAGCCCTGCTGCGGCGCTTTGTTTGCAGGGGGCTGGCCGTATCCCTGCGTTGGGGCAGGTCCTCCGTGTCCCATCATCTGGGCATAATCGCGGTGGCTGGGCGTGACGGCGCTGCGAACCTCGTTCTTGTCCTCGCCATTGGTGTCGGAACCGATGTCCATCCGGGCGATGAACTCGATCCCGTCCAACTCGGCAAAGCCACTGATCCGGCGGCGGGCCTGCGCATCGGCTGAGTTATCCTTGTCGCCGATGCCACGCGCAGAATTCAGAATGCCCTTGATCAGACCGCGCCCGGTATTGCCCCAATCCGGGCCCTTGGGGCTGTAAAGCCCGATCAGCGACCAGATCTTGCGTTTGGCGTATGGCCCTTCGATCACGGTGTATTCGGCGTCGAGATAGACAGCGCCAGTCGCGCCGCGTTTGGCATAACCACCAATCCAGCCCTGCGACGGATCGTCAAAGCCGCCGGGGCGGATGGTCAGACGCACCTTGGCCAGCGTGCCCTTGGGAATCACATCGCTGTTGGAATGCGCGTCGTTGAAGTCGTTCCAGAGTCCAGTCATCGGGTTTGTCCTTTTCAGTTTTCATTGGGGGTGTTGGATGAGCCGGTGCTGTCGGCCACCGGGGGCGCGGGCAGCACCGGCGGTTTGAAGGTCAGGCGACGCTCCGCAGGGATCAGAGGGCCGCGGATCTTTTTCATCAGCTGACCCAGATGCGGGGGTTCCAGCAGCGCAAGCCGCCCGGAGCGGTCCTTGGCCGGATAGCCGAAAGGGTTCAGCGTCTGGCAGACGAAAGCGCGTTGGGGTTGGCCGTTTGCATCGGGCACATCAATCATGGTGATGACCTGATCGACGATCCCGGGCAGCTCGAGGCCGGTCTTGGAGCCATCGATTTGCGGCACGAATATCTTGCGGTTGAAGTCGTCGAGCTTCTGGTCGAGGATCCCAACAAACCAGACGTTCTTGCCGCGCGTGTGCTGCAGATGCGTGAGCCAGGCGATCATCTCGCGGCCATGCAGACCGTAAGCACCTCGCACATCCGGCTTGCCGGTCTTCTCCGACAAGGCCTCGGGCTGGCCCTTGCACCACTGGAAGCAAAGCCGCCCCGCCACGGTGATCGAGTCGATGAAGACCGTGTCGTATTTGCCGAGCACGGCCGGATCGCCAAACCGACCGCAGACCTCGTTATAATGCGCCTGGCTGTAGGGCTGTTCGCCACGCAGCGCCGGATTGGGCCCGCCGATGAAGACCGCAAAATCACGGCATTCCTTCCAGGTCCGCGGGCGGATCACGTCGATGGCGAGACCCTCAATCGCCAGATCCCCAGCTTCAAGATCGAAGAACAGCGTCGTGGTCGCCATCAGCGTCCACAGCAGCGTTGTCTTGCCGATCCCGGATGGGCCAAAGATCACGCCCTTGATGCCGCGCGTCTCGGCCAACCGCTGATCGGCAGTGATGATGGGAAGCGCGCCGGTCATGACAGCACCTGCGCGCAAACAGCCACGCGGGTCACATGTGGCGGGTGGGTGGCTTCAGAGCGTCTTTCGTCAGGATCGTGGGCAACAATCGCCGCGAATAGCGTATCGAGCCGGTCAGCCTCTGCGAGGCATTCGATGCCCTTGCCGCGCATGAAGCGGCGGGCATCGTCCAGCAGATCGGGCTCGGCGATGAGTTCGGGGATACCGACATATTCCTGCGCGCCTTCAACGAAGTAGGTCTTGGATCGCAGGGCACGGACGAGCGGTGCAAAGGTCTCGGTGATCTCCGCGAAATCCCCTTGCCCCATCGCATTCTCCTGGTTGCGCAGGATGCGCTTGACCTCGGTGATGATGCCGGTGCGCAGCATCCGCATCGCACCCTCCTGCCGCGCCTGCGTACAGGTGAGCGGAAAGGCCGCCTCCATCATGTCATCGGCGATTTTCGGGGCGTTGTTCCCGAGTTGAGAGGCAATCGCCCAGACACGTTCGGCGAATGCCGCCGACTGGCTATCGAGCATCGAACCACTCCTTGATTGTCGTGAAAGCCGCAGACCCCTGCGCGATCGCTTTGGCTTCGAGGTCGTGAAACGGGGTGTCGTCGGCCTCGCGCATGCCTTTGCGGGCAAGGACGAGGTTCTCGTCGGATGCCCACTCGGCAAAAGCGCGGAACGTGCCGGTGACATGCCGCCACGCCGCCTGCTCGGGCGTCGGCGGAACATGGAGCGGGTTGCGCCAGCCGGCGGACCGCTGCGGACGCAACCCACGCATGGCGGCATCCACCACCATCTTGCGCAGCGCCGCCCTCGTGGGTTCCTCGCCGCGCGCCAAGCGCTCATCCAACGTGCGGCGCACGATGCCGGGATCATTCGCCTCGGCATCACGGATCAGGCGCGCGTCGTGGATTTCGTCGCGGCGAAGGCCAAGGTTGGCGGCAGTAACAGGTGCTTCGTTGGCGGCCTCTACGGTCCATTGGTTGCCCCGGTTGCTGCGGGTCGACGCCACCTCGCCCCGTTCCTGCGCGGCGTCGTATTCGTCCGCCAGCCGGTGCTTCGCCTGCGCCTCGATTTCGAGTGCATGGGCCTGTGCGCGGTGCGCGGCACCAATCAACACATCATGCGCATCCTTGGCGCGCTGAATCCGCGCGGTGCGCTTTGCGACGTCGTAGGCGAGGCCCGCCATCTCGCGCGCATCAAGGATTTCGGCTGAGCTGCGCGCGTTTGCAAGAATGCTGGCGGCCCGGTCGACCAGTGCGCGCAGGTCATGCACCTCGCCGATGACGACTGCGAGCGCTGTCATTGCGCACCCCCTTGCGGGATGATCTCGACCTTCAGCGTGCCGGTCCGCACCGTGCGCGCGGGCTCGAAACCCTGACGGATGGCATCGGGCCAGGCGACATAGTTGCGTTCCGGCACCTTGAAGCTGATCTCGACATATTCGGCGGGGTCGTCACCTGCGGCGCGGATGCGCTCGACCATGGCGGCCAGCCGGTTCTGATCCCAATCCACTCGTTTCGGCAGATCGGCGACGATGGTGAAATCACCCTCGTCAAAGCGCACCGTGCCGGTGTCCTTGCCGGTGGAACTGCGTTCCGCAGCGGCGCGTGTGGCAAACCGGACCTCCAGCGCTGTACTGAAACGGGCCGTTGCCGCCTTCATCTGCTTGGCGGCCGCGTCGATCTCGCGCTGCAGGACAGCCAGAAGGGCGACCGGAAGCAGGGCTATTTCACCCACGGGCAGATTGATCACCTCGTTGATGTCGGGAGTGTTGTCAGGAAAAGGCATTTGGGTCTCCAAGTTGGCGAATGGGGGGATCAGGCGGCCTCGAGCAGGCGCACCGAAAGCGAGGCACTGGCCTTGCGTGGCTTGCGCCGGGCAACGGCGATGTAGGCGAACTGGTCGGGGCCGATCCGGGCCTGCACGAGGTGGACCAGATCCTGCTCGGCAGCGCGCAGCGCGGCAGCGGCCACCAGTCGCAACGCGCGCTGCTGATCAGAGAGCAGTTTGGAGACAACGCCGGTCGCATCGACCGCGAGAAAGCCGCGATGGTAGACCAGCGTCTGGCCGGGCTCAGCTTGTGCCACCCATGCACAGAAGGCGATCTCGTCGGTCGATGCGTGGATCGGCGCTACATGAGCAGAGTTGAAACTTGCCATCATCATGCCGCCCCCGCCGCAACGACCGAGGTCGTGTTCTGGCGCAACTGCGCTTGCTCAAAGGCAAGAATGTCGTCGAGCCGGTAAACCACCCGCCCGCCGATCTTCATGTAAACGGGGCCTTCCCCGACCCAGCGCCAGCGTTCCAGCGTGCGGGGGGAGATCGTCCAGCGCCGCGCGAGGTCTATTTGAGTGAGGCAAGTCTTTTGCTGCATCGTCGTCTCCCGGGTTGGTTGTCGGGAGCAAGATGCGATATTCGGCTGTGGGATGTCGTCGGGGTCATAGTGGGACGCGGAGGGGGATCAGATCGGCCTTGCAAAACAAGGTGCTGATGCCGGGAGGGGGATCACCATCCCACTGCGGCCCCACACCCCATCCCCCACCGCAGCCAGAAGAGGGATCGAATCGCCCCGGAAAACTTGCGCTCGGTCAGACGCCTGCGAGGCTGTAGAGCCCACGCTGATTCGATGCGATGAGGTCGCGCCAGTGCTTCTGGGATTTGAAGACGTCAGACATCTTCAGGCTTCTCGAGCCCGCAGCGGCCAGGATCGTCTTGCCGCTCAGCCAGGGGTTGCCGGCTCGCGCAGCGTCATGCAGCACGCGCACAACCTGCGCCTGGATCGGGCCCAGCCGGAAGTCACGCCCCTGGCAACGGACGTGATGATAGTCCGGTGACGCGTGGAATGTCGGCTGCGCAGCCTCGGCCCGCGCCCCGGAAAACCCTGATTTTGCTTCGAAACGATCCCGCTCTTCGCGGCGGAGCAGCAGATCGCCGGTCATGAACAACACTGGTTCTGCGTCGTCCCAGAGTGACGCGTAGTCTGCCTTCGAGGTACGGAACTCGGTCACGAAAAGCTCGCCGCAACGAAACAACCGGAACGCGTCACGGGCGTTCAGGTCCATAAGCCCGTTGAAGTGCTTTCGTTCCACAGGAACATTGTAGCGTCGGCCGTCATCCGTCATCTCGTGATCGCCGAACTCGACAGGCAGGCCAAACACCCGCACCGACAACCGCAGCTTATCGTTTTCGGCGAGGTAGATCAGGTCTGCCTCGGGCATCGACCAGCGGTCGAGGATCTCCGGGA